TGCGGGCCGATGTCGCCCCGGTATGCGTATTTGACGTCAACGCCGTCGAGCAGCTGGCCGGCGCCGGTTTGCGCCTTCAGCAGGTTGATGAGCGCCAGTTTCGCCGCACCCGCGTTCGTGGTAGGCATTTAGGCGAACCCTCCCGCGTCGATCTGCTGGCCCGTGTACGCCGCGTCCACGTCCGGAATGCCGGTACGGTCCCTGCTCGGCGTCGACAGCCGGTAGACACCGCCGTCGCCGCTCGTGAAGCTAATGGCCCGGTACGGCACCGACGTGTCGCCCATCGTCAGGCGGCTCCGAAGGTGTACCTTCCCCGCCGTGCGGATCTCCTCCGGCGCCATGTCGAGCCCGTGCTCAATTTCGAGGATGATGTTGTCCCACCCGGCCGGCCACGCCGCGCCAGACGTGCGCGTCAGCACACCAGAAGACGACACAGCCACCGCGGCGACGTCGGGTGCAGCCCAGTCCGTCCCATCGACCCGCACCGCCCTGAGCGCTCTGAGAGCGATCCGCGGCATCACCAGCTGGTTGGTGCCCCGACCTGACAGCCGGACCCGCTCGAAACGCGGTACGAACGCCACCCCGGCGATGCGTTCCGCGATCTGCTCCACCTCGATGCGCTTCTCCGCCAACACCGAAAGCGGGTACTTCGTCGGGTCCAGCGCGGGCCGCATCGACCGGGCCTCCGCCAGGCCGAACAGGAACCCGCCCACAATCTCGACATAGTCCCGGACCGTGACCGACGCCCCGCCGAACGCGCCCACCCAGTCCACGGTGTACGTGTCCAGGGTGGCCGACTCCGGCAGGTCGAAGGTGTAGATGCCGTCGCCGACCGTTCCGACCGTGGCCGGGCCGGTGGTGACAGTGGTGCCGTCGAGACGTTTCACTGCGACATTGACCGCGGCCGCCGCATCCGTCGCCACCCCGTCCACCTCAAACAGGTGAGACAGGGTCACGCGCGAGGTGACCAGCACCCGGACCAGCGACACGGTGGGCTACTGCTTTCCCGTGCCCGCGGTGGTGTGCGGCTTGGTGCTCCGCTCCTTGGGTGGGGTCGACCTGGCCTTGTCGAGCGCATCCTGAGCGGCCTTCTCTGCCGCGTCCTTGTCTGCCTGCTCCTTGGCCTCGGCCTCGGCCTTCGCCTTGTCCACATCGGCCTGAATCGCTGCACGCCGGTCGGCGGCTGCCTCACGCTTCGTCTCCTGCGACGTTTCGGACGCGTGCCGTTTGCGTTCGGCCTTGACTGCGGCCTCGCCGTCCTCACCAGCGGCGTCGAGGCGCTTCCGTGCGGCCGTGACCGCATCGTCCGAACCGGTTCGCACTCCGTTCGCCAACTCGTTGAGAGCCTGCTGCACATGGGTCGGCTTCTTGACCTGTTCCTCAGCCATCACTTCAACCCTTTCGCGATCTTCGATATGTCGTAGTGCAGGTGCACCGGTCGGACGCCCCACGCGATCTGTACCTCGGGTTCGTCGCCGTGCCGGTAGTGCCAGCTCGAAAACGACGAATCGTTGAAATGGCCGTGATTCTCGTACAGCCACCGCTTGACCAGCAGTCGCGGCAGATAGACCAGTCCGAACCCGAACAGGTGCGTCGCGGTGTCGTCCTCGGTGATGAACCGGGCGTGCTGGTCGCCGTGCGTAAACCTCCGATGTGCCCACACTGGACGGTTGTGCGGTGCCCCCGATGTGGACTCGTACAACACGTACGGTGCGACCAGCGGCATCGACCGGCCCGCCGCCGCGAGGTCGATGAACGCGCGCAGCTCGTCCCGGCCCACGGCCATGTCCCACTCGATCAACACCACGTCGTCGTCTACCCGATCCAGGACGCAGTAGTCGTGATCGGCCATATACAGCCGTTCAAGGCCGTCATGCACATAGGACCGTCCAGCGGGAACGGTGGCCGGCCACGACCGGATGAGCCTCATGGCGCCACCACCGGCTGAGCCTCGATGCCGGCGAAGACGTCGACCACCCCAACGTCCGCCCACGGTGCCCGCCACCGCAGCGGCTTGAGCGCTCGCACGAACACCCCGGGCGAAACCGGGTCCGGGTCAGGTATCAGCTGCCACGGCACCAGCCCGGCCGCCTCGACGACGCGCCGCATGACGTCCGGTGTGTACCGCCATGTGTCGATCGGGAACGGGTGGTACGGGAACCCGGGCGACCGGGTCGTAACCAGGAGCATCCCGCCCGGTTTGAGCACGTCGCACATCTGCGCCATGCACGGCCGCCAGTCCACGACGTGTTCCATCATCTCCGTCGAAATGACCACGTCGAACGTGGCCCGCCCGAACGTGGACACCAGGTCGGCACACGACACCACCAGGTCCACGCCCGGCCCGTCGGTCTGGTCGACGCCGACATACACCGCTGGGTGGCGCGCCTCCACGAGGGGACGCACCGACCCGTTGACGTCGTACGAGCCGACGTCGAGCACGCGCCGGCCGTCCACTGCGGACTGCGTCAGAGTCTCAGACACCCACCTCAGAACGGACGCATGCATCAGCGCCTCGCTCTAGGTAGTCCGCCGCCCGACGCAACAGAGCCGGATCGTGCTTCCACCGCCCGATCAACAGATTGTGATCGGGGCACAGCAACCCGCGTATCTGCCCCGTGACCGCGTCGTGGTCGACGTGCAGATACCGGCGGAACCGGCCCGATGTCAGCTCGCCGGGCTTGACTCCACATAGGGCACAGCCGCCGCCCTGGTCGGCCAGCATCCGTTCGTAGTCCGCGTGCGTGATGCCGTACTTGCGCATCAAATACGTCTCGCGGACCCGCCCCGATTCGACATGCTGGCGTTCCTTGCACAGCCGTGAGCAGAACAGGCCGTTCTTCTTGATCTGCTTCGGCACATAGGTCGCGCCACACTGTGAGCAGACCTGGGGAGGGTGGGGCACAGTGACGCGCTCGCCACGGTTGTACGCCGCATGGCATGCCCGACACCATGTCCCCTCCCTCCCTCGATGGGATAACGAGAAGTCGCCAATGGCCTTTGTTTCCTTGCATCCGCCGCATCGTTGGGTCTCCACCCGTCCATCTTAGAACGTTGGGGACATCGACACTTCAGAATACCGGTGCAATAAGGCCGGTACCTGCAACCTTGGCGACGCCGCCGGACGGGAAACGCCGGAAGCAGTAGGCGTAGTACCCGTACAGCACGAGCGTGACCGCGAGGTTGGCCGCCTGAGGCTGCTCTGCACGGATGAACTGCGGCGCGTTGGGGTCCTCCCACAGGTGGCACTCGTCCGACGCCGCGATGTAGATCTCGTCCTCTGTGCCGGCCCCGACTGCGGTCGGGCAGTTGTTGTCGACGATGACGACGGTGCCGTTGGGCAGGATGCCGCGGACACCGGCGCCGTACTGCTCGGCCAGGCTGACGCCGGCGAGCTGCGACGGGATGTTCTGCTGGCCGAACATCGGCCAGGTCGAGGTCATCTGCGCCTGTAGCCAGTACCAGCGCCGTGAGTGCATGACTGCGATGTCCGGTGTGGCGTAGCCCAGGAACACGGCCTCAGAGCCGGCCATACCACCCAGGATCTTCGGGTACAGCTCCGGCCCGGTCGGTGACGTGTCGTTGTACGCCACTGCGACCGCGAGGGCCGCGAGCCCCGTCACCGCCTCGTTGACCAACGTCGAGTCGAGGTTTGTCGCCCACGCCCGTTGGAGGTCGTCCATGGTGACGTCTTCGATGCCTTTGCCTCGTTCGATCGCCTGGCGCGAAAGCGACTGCTGACCTGAGGCGGTCTTCACGTTCTCCGTCAGCAGGGTGTCGTCCATCGACGTCGCCGACGCTGCTGCGAACTCCGTCGCCTGGTTCGTGACCGTCGACCCGGTGGTGATCTGCGAAATGTTGACGGTCATGCCCTCTTCGGGCAGGTCGTGTTGATTGCAGGCGTCCGCGAACGGGCGCCGCGCGCGAGCCTTCGGCGCGTACATCTCGGTCAGATACTGCGGCACGACGAGGCCCGTGAACTGGGCCGTACCGGCGTCACCTGCGGCGCGTTGCAGCTTGTCGCCCCGCTCCACCCGTTCCTCCTGCATGTGCCGGAACAGCCTCTGGTCGGCTTCCGGGTCACGGAACAGGAACGACCTCACGACGTCGCGCAGGAACGCGCCACCCTTGCCACCGCCACGGTTGCCGCGGTGATAGGTGCGCTCCTCCTGCCCGATGCGGGCCACCCGGTCGTAGGAGGGCTTCTGCGCCGCCGCGGTGGCCGGATCGGCCATGCGGTATTCGAGACCCTGCTCAGTCTCGTCCTCGGCTTCCTTCGCCCGCTTGGCGTTACTGAGCTTCTGCTCAATGCCCACCAAGTCGGTCTTGGCCTTGTCGCGGCGCGCGAACGCAGCCTTGATGTCGGCGTCCTCTTCCTCGGTCAGGTTCGCCCGGCCCTCATTGCGGGCCTTGGCAAGGATCACCTTGATTTCGCCGATCGCGCGGGCCCGTACCTTCATGGCCTGTTCGCGTTCGACTTCGATCGCAAGAATCAGCTCTTCGAGAGTCATTGGCATTACCTCACGGACGCAGGTGTGTTGGCCTGCTCCGCAGCGCCGCGCCGTGTCGCGCCCGTGTGACTCCACGGTGGATGGTGGCGCAGCCGTCGCCTGGTGACTCCCGGGCTGGACGTCCGCGTGAGCGAATGTGTCGGGTGGATCCCTCTACGCCGGCATGACCCGCCGGGCGTTCGGGCTAATCGTCTTCGGCCAGAAGTGCCTCGACGTGGCTAAGACTACGCCCCATGCCCCGCGACGTGGTAGCAGCCGCAGCAGTGGCGGCCCGGGTCGGCGTTGCCTGGTCCGCTGCGTCGCCGGCGGCGTAGGCGCGATACAGCGTGTCCAGGTCCAGATCGGACCGTCCAGCCAGCTCGCGGAAAGCCGCGCGGGCCGCGCCGGCAGGCATACGCGCGATGTCGGCGAGGATCTCCCGCTGCCGCGCCGCGATGCTCGTGTACGGGTTCGCGCCGTAGTTGACGGCCGACACGTCGCCCCTGTCGATGTCGACTTCCGTGATCTTGAAAGTCAGGAAGTCGTCGGACCACCAACCCTCCACGATCATGAACGCGAACGACATCTCGGTAATCGCGCCGTCGTCGATCGCGATAACCAGATCGGACACGTCCGTCCGCTTCGGATTCACGTACGCGTTGGTTCCGAGGCCCGGCACGTCCTCGTCCGTCGCATCCACGTGCGTGTCTTCCATGGCCAACAGGAGTGTGGGCTTCTTGCCGGCCATCGCAACGGTGCGGGCCATCGTGAGCCCACGGTGGTTGGTCAGGAACGCGACGTCGGGGTCGGCGGCCAACGTCGTGTCGAACGCCCCGCCGTCGATGACCTCGTCGTACGGTCCCCACATGTCCCACATCTCGTAGGTGGTATTCGTGACCGACGCGATGCCGTGCAGGTGGTACAGCTCCTGATCGTTGTACGTCGTCTTCTTGGCCCGCATCGTCGCGGGGAACCCCATCGACCGGGCCAAGCCCTCAGGTGGAGCGAACCGCCCGCCCGCCGCGTCGCGCTGTGCGCGGTAGCCGCACGTGGCTGCGCCGGCAGACCGACGCTCCGCGGCCGCGAGACGTTCCTCAGTAGACGTCGGCCGCCGTGTGGTCAAAATCGTCATTCGCGTTCCCTTCACTCAGGCCACGGCTGCGGGCTTTTCGGCCGCACGCGGTACACCGTACAACTTCTCGATCTCGGCGATCTGCGCCTCTGTGAACGGTGGCAGGTTCTCCAACGCCCGACCCTCCGACGGCGCGATCTGTTTGCTCTGCAACCGCAACCCGATCACCTTCGCCCGCGTTTCCGGATCCATCCGCAGCAACGCATCCGTATTGAGCTTCAGATAGCGAGGCTTCGGCAACAGCCGCGACAGGTTGGTCTCGCGACGTGTCACCGCCGGGCCCAGGTGCATGATAAGCAGTTGCAGGTTTCGCTGTGTGATCGACGCGTACGTGATCGCGCTTCCCGACACGGCCGCCTCGATCAGGTCACCGGGCACGTCGAGGAACCGGGCGATGTCGCTCGCACCGGCCTTGCGGGCCTCGATCCATTCCAGGCCCATGGCCTCGGCCTGCATCATGTCGTATTCCCAGTCGTGGCCGTGCACGAACAGGTCACCGTTGGAGATAGACGCCTTCCACCGGTCCTTGATGATGCCGGCTTCCTTCGTATCGAGCTTCTTCTGTGTGTTGCGTAGTCGAGCCTTCGGCACACCGCCGGCGCCGAACCAGTCCAGGGCGAAATCCTGAATGGACAAGTACTCGCCGATAGACCATGCCGCGTAGGCGATCGGCGACAGGCCGACGTCCAGACCGGCCACGACATATTGGCGTTCGTGCCAGACCTTGTCCTCTAGATATTCCTTGCCGTCGATGCGGTAGCGGAGGAAGTCCTCGTTCTTCCTGTGGATGACCGTGCATGCAGATATGGCCTGCAAGTCGATGCGCGCAGGCAGGCCCAGGGCGTTGACCTCGGTGATGATGCCGATGGCGTTGCCGGCCCGGTCCATGTCGACCTGGCTCGCGTACATCCACTCCGGATAGTGCCACCGCTTCCCGCCAGGCGCCACGATGATCGGCGGCTTCGGCATCTCGATCTGAATGCCGTTGACATCCCGGTAGACGTCGGCCGGGAACGTCGACACGAGGTTAGCCCGCAGGCGCAGGCTCGCCCACACCGCCGAGTGGCGCATCGCCGAGTCCGCGGTTACGTTGACCGTGCCCCGCCTCGTGCCACCTCGTGGCGGGATCAGCGGCCCGTCTACATGCGACTCCGCATGACGCCTGGCCCGTCGCGGCGTGAACAGGCTCATCTGCGCACCGTTGCCTTACGCCGCGCCGCCAACTCGTGCGCACGAACGGCGACGAACACGACCAGCCCACCGGCCAACGCGGCACCCCAACCAACGAACGGGAACGCCAACGCCGCCGCCCCGAACGCGACCAGGAGCACGGCGAGCACATCCAACACGGTCGTGATGACCTCCCGGTAATCGTCCACAGGCTCCCAGCCCTTCCCTCGGTTCAGGTGCCGCATTCGCGGCTGTCATCGCCCGCGTGCAGCCACACACCATCATCCACGTACAGCGACCGCCCACACCTACACGGACGGCCCGAATCCACAGAATCGAGCACGTCATAGTTGTTCGCCGAAAACACGTCGTGGCCGTGCATCGCCAAAACGCAGCCGTAGATGTTGATGAGCACGCTAGCGGTGCCCCGCTTGACGAACGTGAACGCGCCGGAGCCAAGGTCCAGCTTGACGGCCTGCTGCATCGCCCGGGTCAGCTCGGTCTGTCCGATGTGCGCAAGCCGCATACCGTCGTCGTCCGCGCGCGCCTCCTCGCCTGTCAGGTCGTAGAAACGGCCGTGCGCACCCCCAACAGCCAACGTGTTCGGGGTGAGCACATCGATTCCGCGGTTCTGCAATGGCACGATCAGCGACCCCGCCTGCCTGCGCGGGTCGATCACCACCGTGCACGGGCCCTGCTCTTCGATGATTTCGAGCGCCCGCGGTAGCAGCCAGTCCGTGCCAGCTGGGCGACCGTCGCGGCTGGCCACCGCGGCCGGTACCTTGTGGCCGGGCTCGACGACCTCGATATGTTTCGCGCCCACCGCGTTCCACCCCGACGCGCAGATCACCGCATGCGCCCGGTCGTCGTCAATCTCCAACGCGATTGCAGGGGCGTCCACAATCGACGACCCCGGGTTCTCCCGCCTCTCCCACGTCTCTTTGCGTATCACGCCCCACCTCGTCACTCCGGACTCGGGTTCCCAGCTCAGATACTCCGCACAGAAGTCGACCAGCCCGTTCTCCCGGGCCAGTGCCGCATCGTAGTCGCTTTGCACCTTCGCTTCGGTGACGGTGTAACCCAACCCCGGCATGCACATCCACCACGTCGCCGGGTCGCCCGAGTCGGCACCGGGCGGCGCCGCGTAGTCGAACACACACATACCCCGGCGCACACCGGCCTCAACCCGGGCCCGTCCCACCTGTCGCTTGTTGCGCAGGTACGGCCATGTCCCCGGCTGCTTCCGAGAGATGCCAGGGATCATCGACGCCACAATGAGCTGCGCCGAGTCCCTGGTCATCATGGTCGGGCGCATGCTCAACTCGGTCTTGGAATCCTCCTTCGACCACGCCTCGTCGATGATGCCCAGGTCCAGAGTGTCACCCGTACCGCCCTTCTTGCCGGTGGTCGATCCCGGCGCCCAGATCGAACCGTTACGCCAGAGAAAGGCCTCCTTGTTCTGGGTTAGGCGCGGGCGGAACTGGCGCTTCAACTTCGGCACCGCCTGCAACCGCTTCAGGTGGATGTCGCGCCACCGCAGCCGCGCATCATCCGCAGTCTGAGCCGTCCACAACACACGCTGAGCGCCCTGCGCCGCGAACCCGCCGACACATCGGTGCGTCGCCAACGGCAACAGCCATTCCGTCTTACCCGTGACCTGACGCGGACCAATCAGCAACACCTCGTCATACGCCAGCAGACCCGTGACCGGGTCAATCTCCAACGCCACGTCCCACATGTGGCGCTGATGAGGCAGACCCGGCCGGCCCATCAACTCCGCCAACTCCGCCACCCGCGGACCCAACGTCTCCCGCTCCGGCGACCGCGGCGTCCCGTACAGGGGACGACATGTGAGACGCGAAACCGGCATCGTCGTCATCGTCGTCACCGTCCACCCTCCGCAGCGTCGCCATCAACGCACGCAACTCCTGCACCAACTTCGCCGTCGTCGTCGGCCCCT